AGTATCTACTAAAAATGTTTGAAATGTAGTTAGATTTTGGGTAAGGTTTTCCGCAAATTTCTTTATTACTGCCATAGTGTGCTTATATTATTCTATAATAAATATTTACTTAAATTTTTTATGTTTATAATTATATTAGAATTCTAAAGAAAACTAAAGAAACGTTATGAAAAAATACGCAATGATACAAATTGATGCCGATGTACATCAATTATTAAAGGAATTTTGTAAAGAGAAAGGATATAAAATAAGCGGGTTAATTGAAACCCTAGTAAAAGAAAAAGTGGAGTCCTCAAAGAAGACCCCACTTAAAAATGTGTTACCTGTTACTAAAAATTAATCTTGCTGAAACCTTCTTCTTTTTTAATTTCAATAAGTCCATCTACAATATCTCTCATTTGTTCTAAGTGAGAAATTACCCATATAAAATCAAATTGAGTTTTAAGATACTGCATCATCATAAAGAGAGATGATAGGTTATCTGCATCTAATGTACCAAATCCTTCATCAATAACTAAGAAGTTTGGTCTAGGAAGGTTACAAATGTTAATTAGAGCCACTCTAATTGCTAATCCCGATATAAACTTCTCCATACCACTACACATCTCTAAAGACCATTCCTGGTCTTCGTAAACGATTCTAGCGTTAATGTTTTTACCATCGGTATCCATAGAGATTGAGAAGTCCACCACTTGTCCTAATATGTTGTTCACTTCATTTTCAATTGCTGGTAGTGCCTTAGATATTAATTCGTATGGTACACCATCTTTCTTAACTGCATCTAAATAGAATGTATATAATTGGTTTTTAGTTTCCAATTCCTTGACTTCTTCCATTTTATCTTTCATATTATCTATAAAAGTTTTCGTTGCACCTACCTCCGACATCAATCGTAGCATTAATTTGTTTACATCTGATATTTGAGTTTCTACACCTTGTTTTAATCTACGAACATTTTGAATTTGAACATCTAACGCCTGATTGTTTGTAATTGTTTCTTCATTATCATTATAGCGTTGAATATCCGCTTTCACACTTTCCAATTGAAGTTGTAATAGTTCAATCTTACTATCAGATGTTTTAATATCACCTTCTAATCTATCTTTTACTATAATTAATCGTTTGTGTTCATCAGTCCATTCTTTCCATTGTTTGAATTGTTCTTCAACACCATTCAAATCATCCAATTGAGTTATTAAAGCATCATGTAAAATGTTTAGAGTTTCTAATTGATTACCTTGTTGTTCTAATTTCTTTTCAGTTTCCTTTGCATCTTTTACGAATACATTGTTCATACAAAAGTTACAATTAGGGTCATATTCATGCTCTGCTAAATGTGATAACTTCTCTTTGTTACTTTCAATTGATTGTTCTAATAATTGTTTTTGATGTAAGGTATCTTTAATCTGTCCTTTAACTAAATTTAGTTGGATTTGAGCATCTGAAATATCCGTTCCGTTTATAGTAACTTTGGAATCAATCATTTCCTTAGCTTCCCTAACCAATTCTTTCGTTTCGGTATGTTTTTCGGTTTTATCAAATTTAGTATCTCCCCAAGTTGTTAATTCACTTTCAATCTTTTTAACCTTACGATTTAATTCATCTATATCTAAATTACCTTGTATTGGAACTATTTGTTGTGATAATCCTACAATTTGTTCATCCAATTCACCCTTTCGGATTTCTAATTCAGATTTCTCTTTATCTAAGTTACCATACTCAATTTTTTTCTCACTCAAGTCGGTTTCTTTTTGGGCTAGTTCCGAAGTGAAGTCGGTCCTTTTGAAATTTCTGATAAGTGCGTTCACATCCTTAATGTCATTGGTAGCAGTTTCATACAGCTTATCAAACATATCCAATCCCATAAATTGAGCAAGAAGGTCTTTCCTTTCGGATTGTGATTTATCAATGAATAGTGCATTGTTTCCTTGCAAACTTAATGCTGTCATAACAAAGTCCTCATATCTTCCTACATAGGTTTCAATGACTTGGTTGGTATCCCTTCTCTCCGTTCCGTTTAGAGATTCCTTTCCACTATCACCATCTCTCCAAAACTCTACATCCACTTTTACGTTTCTTCCCTTATTGATTGTTCTACCTTCCCTACGGATATGGTATATTACACCATCAATAGTAAAATCTAATTGGCAATGGAAATCTGATTTACGATTGTTCATAATTGCCGATGCCTTATATGCTCTACTACATTTGTCAAACAAGCAAAATGAGATTGCATCAAATAGAGATGATTTGCCTTGTGCATTTGGTGCAAATAATCCCATTAATCCACCTACTTTGCTGAAATCTATTTTATTATTCTCACCATACGAGAACATATTCGAGAAGTCAAACCTCACCGGCTTCCAGCTTATGTTTCTTTGCAATTCCGATGGTTGTACTCTACTATTAATGTCACGATTAATTTTCTCAATACCCAATAGGTCCTCTTTCGTTACGAATGGCATCATACGTTCGATATACTCCCCTATTAAAGAGTTTTGATGGTTTATATCAGCTACGTTATCAACATCGACTCTTGCTTCTCTATCACCTGTCTTTTTAGTTTGGAATGAATCAGTACGAATGATTGTAAAATCTTCCACACCATACTTTGCCGTAATATCTGCCATCATTCTTTTTGTATCAGCAGTATCCGTATTGGTTATCCTTACTCTTAAACGAGGATGAAGTGGCATATCCGTTACATCCGGCACCACACCACCATCAACATCTAATGTATAGTATCCATAATCGTTTTTAATATCAATTTCTTCATAGGTCATTGTATCCAAATCCCAAGCTAAGAATCCGTGCTTGTCTAATGTCTCACCAAAGTTTTGTTGTACCAATGAACCAGCATATACAACTTTACAACCAGATGGTGAAATCATTTCTTGTCTTTTATGTATATCTCCCAATAGAGCTAAATCATATCCATCAAATATATCGGTTGTAAAATGTCTACTACTAACTACATACCCTACATCGGTTGTAGAGTTATCAACAGGTCCGTGAAATAGTGCAATCTTCTTATTACCAAATAGGGTATTTGCTTTTGGCCAATTATCTTTGTTATCGAATATACTGAATACTGCAAAATCCACTCCACCTATTCCGTACACCTGTGTATCTCTTAAATAATGTAAATTGGGTAGCTTCAATGCATCTACAATTGGAGTAAGTACATCCATTCTATCCGCATTGTTCATATTACAATCGTGATTACCAGCAATTACAATAGTAGTACATAGTTTATTGCATTCCGTAAACAACCAACTAATCTCACTTACTAATTCAGGACTCATTTCTAATTTAGCATGTGCTATATCGCCAGCTAAATAAATAATAGCATCATCCGTTCCCCTTTTCTTAATCTCATCAAACATAGAGTAGAATACTTCTCTAAATTCTTTGTGTCTTTTTATGTTACGGATGTGTATATCCGCAATGTGATAAATCGTTTTTAATCTATTCATATATTATTTAGTTTTGAAAGTACCAAATCATCCCATCCGGTTTCTTTAGCTCCTTTCAATAGTTCGTTTACTTTTTCAAATCCCATTTCACCAGCATCTTTATCAGTTGGTATAATATTTCTCACCCTAATTCCATTCTTCTGAAACCATTCGGTGTGTTTAGTGGAGTCATCCACTGCATCAGAATCCAACATAATCGTTACATCCTTAACACCCTTTTCCATAATTTTATTTTTGAGTTTGCTAAGTAGAAACTTACCTAACAATGGAATCACATTTCTCTTTACTGAAAATGAATCAAATACTCCTTCTACCAAAGTTATAGGTTCGTTCCAATTGATTTGATTCTCAAATACAATTACATCTCTACTAATTGGTGGATTCTTATATTTCATCTTATCATCTTCATAAAAAGAACGAGCTACAAAGTAATTAAGTTCTCCACTATCATCATAAGATGGAATGATTACTCTACCACCATATAACCCATCTTCACAATAGCCAATGTTATGTTTTACGATATCTGCTCTCTTAATACCCCTCTTATTTAAATAGTGTATAGCTTGATTATAGATTGGATTAAATGAACCAGTTGGTTTGAAATATAATTGTTTGAATTCTTTAGGTAATTGTAACTTAGCTACATACTCCTCTTTGGAATCATATTCAGGCTCATCACCATATACATCTCTAACCTTATTCAGGTCTCTCACATCCACATTGAGTTTGCGGAGTAGTGAATAGATACTCCTACCCTTAGAATCACATACCCAACAATGCCATCTTTGTGTATCTAAGTTTACTTGCAGCTTCTTTTTGTGGTGATTACAAAATGGACAATGGTGTGCCTGTTCATTTCCTTTAAGAGATGAACCCACACCAAGTGTAGAATCTAATATGGTGATTATTTGTAATTTGTTTCTACCAGATAGCATGATTTGGATATTATTATCACAAATATACAAAAAATACCCGATATAACCAAATTAGTAAGATGAATTCTTTACATCTGAAAGAAAGTCTGCTAAAAATTGTAATTTGTTAGCAATTTGCTCTCTTGGTTGATTTTGTTCAACCATTTTTTTAAGGTCTATTAGAGATGCTGCTGCAATTGAGTGTGCATCATCTTTTGAATTTAAATAAGAATCGGAGATTCCGTATTTTTTACAAATTTCTTGAATGTTCATAACTTTAGTTTATTATATCCCTACGGAAGAACTTTCCCATAAGGTTTTCGTTTATTGCTTGTTCGTTGGCAAGTACATCGTAATGAAACTGCCATTTTATTTCGTAATATGATAGGGATTTCTTTGAAAAACAAAATTGAATGATTTCTCTTTCAAAGTGTTCAGCATTTCCAGCCTTTACTTCGGATTTAATCCATTCGTTTGATGAATAGTATTTCTCCCAATCAGATGCTTTCTTTACAACTCTCTTACGAGTCTTTCCCTTAAGAGGTTTTAATCTGCGGGTTTGAGTAAGTTGCTTTTTACCAATATAAAACTTACCAGTTGGGATATGTATCATTTTATAGACAAACCCAACCGCACCTTCAGGTGTATTTTCTTCTGTAACAATATTTCCATTAAATTTCCAAGACATATTATTTGTTTACACTATCTGAATACTTTTTTATATTCAAATCCCCACCTCTTGCTTTTTTAAGCGCTTTTTCATCTTTAGATAAATCTTTAGATGGTTTGTATGTATTTTCTGCCCCAACAGGCTCAACATCCCCACCTTTTAAATTAGCTTTACCAGTTGTAGGTATTCCTTTTTTATAAATATCAATTATACTTGCCATTTTTTAGTATTTGTTTATGTGTATAAATATAACATTATGTATCAAAACGAACAATAAAATTCAATGGATAGTCAGGCATTGATTTTATTGGTTGTGGTAATTTTGCAACAGCCACCATATTTAGGTCATCATCATATAATGCAATAGTTGTAATATATGGTGCTAAATAAGAACCAGTTGTATCTAAAGAACTACTATAATCGTATTCCCCAAATCCACTAAATACAGTTGAATCTACTTGAGATTGAATATTATGCAATTTTATCTTTCCAAAAGTACCATCTGCATCATAATCAACTGCGGTTGGGTTTTGTGAAACATTAAATTCGGATTCTAATACAGTTAATAAAATTTCGTTTTCATATATTGTTTTAGTGGAACGAAAGTCTAATGTATATTGAGATAATACAGAACCACTAACAACATCTCTAGTTAATATAACAAGTCCTCTATCATAAAATATGTTTCCAGCAACATTACTCCCAGAGTCAATTAAATTTGAATACCCATCATCTGTATAAATTTTTTCAGCCTGCTCATCTTCCAATCTAACACTACCAACCTTAATACCTTCACCATAGTATATTTGGGGAACTGATATTACTGCTGCTTCATTGTTTAAATTTCTTTCATTAATAGATATATATGA